TACGTCAAGACTAGTTACATTATAATCACCATTGTCTGGATTAGTAGTCAAAAGTACATGCCAGTTCTTAGGAAGCTTCCATGATACATATTCCTGTCTATCTAGAATCTCCATAGTTGCTTGCATGAATCTTGCATCAGCTCTGGTATAATCATCAAGAATCAAGAAACCACCTTCACCTTTACCCTGAATCCATTCAGGAGCAGCATGTGACATTCTCTTTGCAACAACCTTATGACCTTTGTGAAGTGCTACAGGTACTTGAGCTTCACCAATCCATTGAGTTTTACCTTCTACATTTTGTATCTGGAATTCTTTTACAGGAAACCCAACCAAGTCACCCAATTCTTCTAGCTGAGATAAATTCAGCTTTACAACATCCATTTGTAATTCTTTACCTAACTGCATAATAGCAGAAGTTTTACCCAAACCAGCATCACCTTCAATATTAATTGCCACAGGAACTTTTCCTTCAGACTGAATGTGTTGGTTATTCTTAACCATGTGCTTAATAAAACTCTTTAACTCTTCAACATTTAATTGTACTTGGCTCATACTCTTTTTTTTATAGTTCTAATTTAATTACTTTTCCTGGTAAGCTGTTATTCATATGGGATCTCTCTGACAAAACCCATAGAATGTTTCCTTTAGGTTTTACATGTGTCCAACATTCACCATCAGTAAAATACACCAGGCTTGTATATTTCTTTTGGTTTTCATTAAAATACTCCAGGACAGGGTCAAACTCAGTTCCTCCCCTACCTTGCACTGCCATTTCAAATTTACCTTTGTAAGGTTCAATTGATCTGATAGTTGTATCACACTGTACTATTGTTATATCTACGCCACATTTATATATGTGGTAAATTTCACTCATAAACTCTTTAAGTTCAGAATCACTTACAGAACCTGAAGTATCAATAGCCAACAGCATGTGTTGTTTCATTTTTACTTTAAGACCAGGATTGTCACTAAATCTACGGTTCTCTTTCCTTCTGATCTTCTTAGTAAATACCTTAGTACTAACACCAGTAAATCTCCTAATGAATCCTCTCCAGTCAAATTTAGGTTTAACAATCTCTTCAATTATAATCAACCCTTCTATCTCCCCGGGAACAGTACCTCTCTTCTTTTCTGTCTGCTCTTTAGCATCAGTAAGAACTTTCTGTAACTGTTTCTCTATAAGTTTCTGTTCTGCCTCTGTAAGATCTTCAAAGTCTTCCCAAGTACTATGATCAGGTATGTCACCATTCTCTATATCCTCAAGAAGTTTATCCATATTAGGGTCCCCAGTAGTACCATTCTTATCTTTTTCATCCTGAAGTTGATTCAGTTTGTCATAATAATACCTAGCACCGGCTTTCCTATCTAGTTCTATATCAGTATAGTTATCTATATCAATACCACCTTCCGGCAGATACTGTTTACTTATATACTGATTTATCTCCATATCCATTGCTACATTAGCTAGTTTCTTGTTAGTAAACTTAAAGAATGTAGTAAGATGTCCAAAAGCAATATGAAGTAACTCATGCTTCAATAATCCATATCTGTGGTCCTCACTAAGACTTTCCCAAAACTCTGTATTAATAGTAAGCTGATAATTAATTCCATTTTTGCTCACACCAGCTGTAGGAACTCTTTTACTGTCCCATAGCTTATTCAACATAATGAGAAAGAACCCATAATAGGGCTCTTTTAACATTAGTTCTTTACCTGTTTTACTTAAACTCTGTTGTTTGTCCATTGTCTTTTAGTTTAATGTTTATTTCAAAACTATCTGTTGGATACCCAATTTGCTCCAACATACTTGTCATATCTCTGACAAAATATTCCATAAACAACTCTACTGAAGTCTTAGAACCCTTCTGAGCTGTAATAAGACTAAGAGTTCTTGGGCTAGTAAGATTACTTTCTCCCACTATACTTACTAGTTTGCTGTGTAATTTCTTCCCAGCCTCAGACCAATCGGACTTTGGTACACCAGAGAACTTGTACATTACAAGTAACTCTCCTATGTATTTATTTACATCAACATTCTTCAATGCCTGAAATGCTACAATATGATTCTCTTTATCAGAGGATTGTAACATGTTTAATAAATTCCTTGTTTCTTCTTTGTCAAAAATCATCTTACTCATTAGTCTTCAATTTTTAATGTTTTAATTGCCCATTTCTCAGGTTTACCACTTGCAATCATAGTAACCCATTCTTTTGCACTAGGAATGTAGTTATTGCAATCCTCTTTAACATGTTGCTCTGCAACATATCTTGTATACACAGTTTTACCATCAGAATTAATAAAACTTTTACCAAATACTTTTTCACATTCAAATATCCCCTCACTATGATGCCGGAACATTCTATGCATACTATGACCAACCCAACTTTTTGTTTCATCAAGCCATTCATGAATAGCCTGATAATCAGAGAGTTGACCTTTCCATTTTTTTACAGATGTTTTACAATGTTCTAGAGGATGTGCCATCACTTTTTCTTTAAATGTTCAATAACTCTTTCCCAGTAAGTTCTGTTTTTCATTAGACCATCTCTAAATGGTGCCAATGCATGGGTTGCTGCTGCAGATTTTAATGCTTCTTCTTTAGCTTTTTCATCACCATGTAACTTTACTGCATAATTATACAATTCATCTGCTTTTTCCCTTTCTTTCATTCTTCTTCTGTTTTACTAAATAAATCTCCATCATGAAAGAAATCCTCAGTATCAGTGATTCTAATGTGATTATTTATAACATATTTTCCTGAAGGAACACATATAGCTACATCACCCCAACCACCTTCATTATTCCACCAGTCTTCTATATCATCAAGAAGTTTTTCTTGAACAAACTCTTCAACTAAGTTATAAAGTTCCCCATCTAGATTAGTTAAAGCAGATTCAGTTTCCCAATCATTTACTCTATCACATACTTCTTCTGGAGTTTCACAAGGTTTAGTTGTAAAACCAATCCATTCTATAGCACCGGAGTCTCCTCCACCATCATATTTTACTTTAATACCAGTAACATTGTGATCAGCCAACTGAAACAGGAGGCTTGTCAATTCTAATTCTGTCATAACTATTTGATTTTGTAAAACCTACCTAATATATTTCCATTTAGGTATTCTTCTTTTTCAAGAACTTCTCTAAGAAATTGAAACTTAGTCTCATAATATGTTAGTTCCATTTTAGAAAAGCATATCTTGACCATATACCTTTTGATTGGTATTTTATTCTTGTGAGCTTCTTTAAGAACTTCATTACTACTGTAATAGTTTTGGTAACTGGGTTTAGAAACAGTCTCATATTTTTTGTTTCTTTTGTCTGTCATTTTAGCAACAGCCTTTTTACCAAACTTCTTCTTTGTAACTGAATAAAAGTTCTTTTTACCTACATATCTTACAGATTTTCCATTAATAATAGCTTCCATCTCATACACAAATCCTACCGCACCTTCTGGAATCATGCCATCATTAAAAGGTCTTCCTTGATATAACCAACTCATAATGCTTGTTTTAATAATGGGAATAACACTTCTCTAACTTTATCTATACCATGTTCTTTTACTGAATCTGATAGATCCTTTTCCATTGGCAGCAATATATAGCTAAATCCATACTTCTCTTTGTATCTCTCAGCAGCTTTAACACCCGGCTCATCATTGTCAAACAAGACAACAATCTTGTTATACTTAAGCTTCAGTTCTCCAATAACCTTTTCTCCAATCATAGTGTTCTCACTGTCCGGAGCAATTGCTTCAATATTACTAATACCTAGCTTATTAAAAGCCATTAGATCCTTGAGTGATGAAGTAATAACCAGATACTTACAGTTATATAGTAACTGATCTGTGCCCTGAATATAATTCTCAACCTTGATAAACTTTTTCTGAGTACTCTTTGGCATATATATCTTATACAAACTACCATCATTCCTAAAGTAACCATAAGTATGAGATCTTCTGAATGTATGAGAAGTTATACTACCATCAGCTTCAGTCCTACTCATAGTAAAGAAAGCCAGCGGAACTACATTATACCTGTCAAGCATTCTAGATCCAATCTTAAAGCTCATCCAGTATGTCTGATCAAAGTTAGTCCAGTGTCTCATTTCATAATCAACAACCTTATACTTATCATGGAACATTGTAGGTTCTGCAATATATA